TCTGCACATCACCACTGCCCAAGGCAATCGTACCGGCATTCGTGGAACCGAGTGTCAAGGTAGAAGTTCCGCTTCTAGTGTCTATTGTATCTACGAGTATCTTTGACATTTATGCTCCTATTACTTTATATCCACCAAAGAAAGTTAAATTTTGATTATCTGTTATGTCTTTATTACTACCACTTGCTTGATATACAGTTAGTTGAACATAATCATCTGCGTCTAAATCAGCTATAACAGAAGTGGTAAATATATCGTAATGACCATAAACACCTCCAGCTCTTGCTAATCCTGTTGAACCATTTTTTATAATATTCACTTGAAATTCATTAAAATTATGATCAGTATTTAGTCTGGCTTGACCAAATAAGAAATATTTACCCGCTACAGTGGGTGTAAACTTATAAGTAGATGTATCATATTTTCCGTCTGAATCAAAAATTTCAAGATTTAAAGACACTACTGTGTCCGTGTCGGTACTAGCTGTTTGTCCAGTATTACCATAAGCTAAAAAAGCAGGAGTATTAACAGCAAATGTTTGCGAAGCTCCACTGGCTAATCCTACCGTATCACCACTCGCTCCTAGCGTTAAGCTAGTCCCGGATTGTGGTTCGAGGTTATCTACAAATATTGTTCCCATTAGGCTAGGACCTCCATAGCTATTGCAGTCCAATTAGAACTATCTGGGTTCATTGTAATTGTACTTGTATTAACTGATTTTTGATAAACATTATAAGAAATAGTTGATGTAGTTGATGGGGAATCAAGATAATTCATGGAACAAACTGCTCTTGTTTCACCTCCAGCAAATTTACTACCAACAAGTCCATCATTACTATTACCTAAATTTGTTGAGCCTCTATAAATAGTCCAAAATGCTTGGTTGTGTTGAGGATTTTTGTATCCAAAAGTCATCATTACTAAAACTTTAGATGAAGTTGCTGTTGGAGTTATTTCTATAGCACAAGCAGTATTAGTAAAACTTGAACTACTAGAATTATTCCCACTATTTGCACTTGCTTGAACTACTTGAGCAATCTTACCACCACCAAATCCTGTAGCAGTTCCGTTGTTTGTTATAGTGGCTCCACTAGGTATGATTATGGTTGAACTAGAACCACCTAATGTTAGATTTGCTCCTGCTGTTAATGTAAATGTATCTCCACTATCACCAAGAGTAATCGTGCCATTGTCAGCAAGAGGTGCTAATTTATTTACTTCAAGAGTGCTCATACAACTGTAAGATTACCCTCCACTGTGACGGTACATGTAAAAGTAACAGGACCTGCTAAGAATGCGTTATCACTTGCAGCTACTGCTACAGTTGATGTTATCGTTGCTAGGTTTTCATAGACTCCGTTGAATGATGTCATCATAGGTGCTGTTATTGAATCATTGCCAGGTACATTTGTACCAACAACACTATTTAAAAAAATTATAAAACAAGAATCTGATGAAGCTAAGGCTGTTGTAAAAGTTATTTGAGAACCCTGAACTGAATAGTCGGTCGTCGGTTTCTGACGCACTCCGTTTCGTAGGACCGCGATATCTTCTGGTACGGCTACACTAGCTGATAGTGAATAAGCTGTACTACCATCACCTGTTAAACTTTGAACTGAAGTTGAAGAGGTGAAATCTTGTGTGATTGGATTACCTAAATATCCCATAATACCTCCTAGGTGCTAATGCTATCTATATAAGATACCCATACATTTAAACTATCTGCAGTGTCTGATTTTGCTTTCAGAACGTCGCCCGATAAAAGTACAATTTTCGCACCACCATCGATAAGCTCTAATGAACCACCACTTGGAATAGGAGCATTCTTAACGATGTAAGAATCTGCGGACCCACCACTAGCAGTGCTAGTAATATAAATATCTGCTTTAATTGTAGCTGTTGTTATATTTGATAATCTAATACCAATAATTGCATCATCAGAATTAGATGTAATTATTGTTCTAGCAGTTGTACCGATAGCTACGTCTCCCGAACCATCTGCTGCTACAGCTCTCTCAAAATCTTGGGCCACTTATTTATCTCCTTTTATTCATTTTATATCACAGCGCCACGGCCATTGCAATCACGAAGCCCGCAGAAGCACCTGCAGCTCCATTAGAAGCTGACGTAATTCGTCCTTTTGCGTCTACTGTTAAATTTGTTGCTGTATAACTAGCTGCAGTCACACCAGAGTTTGCTAAAGTTATTGCACCACCAGAAGCTATTGTAGCGTCTCCAGATAAATCAACTTCTTCAAAACTTGTGCCGTCTGCTACTAAAATTTTATTTGCTGTATTCGTAGGCATTTTTAATTTAGAGCCTACAACTACATCATCGTTGAATGTTGCAGCTCCCGCTGCTGACATGTCTAAAGATAATGCTGTAATTTCAGATCCACCGTCATTACCTTTAATAGAAAAATCTTTATCTGAAACTGCTGTCTTGATAACTAAGTCACCGCTGTTCGCTGTTGTTAAATTAGCAACATCAACGTTGGCTATTTTAATATCTATTTGATCATCGGTGTCCGCTGTAATACTTGTGTCACCGTCAACATCTAAAACTAATTCATTACCATTAAGATCAAGAGCGCCTGACATTGTGGTACTCGCAAGAGCACCATTAGCGTCTTTAATAATTGCTTTACTTGCAGGTAATGTACAAAAAACATCTTTAGTACCTGAAGAAAAATTAACAGCACTATCACTGTTAGAACTACTAATTACTGTTGTTCTCGCTAAAGTAGAAGAATCACCACTAAGGGTACCTAAACCAACTTCAAACTCTGCGCTTCCTGGAAGTGTAATACAATAATAAGTTGTATTAGAATTACCTATCCCTGCTGCAAAAGTTTCAAAACCAGTAGACGCACCACCTAATGTAATTGTTCCTGTGCCGGTTGTGGTTGTAGTTTCTTTTACTCTATCATTAACAATAAGTGCCATTTATTCTCCTACGCTATTCTAAAGATAGCTGTTGATGCACCAGCAGCTGGAAACTGAATAATAAAGTCTCCGTTTGTTGCTGTCTTTGTTCCACCGAAATCTAAAATCAAACAAATCTTATCACTGTTATCATCGTTGTAGATCATCGCTCCCACTGCACTTAGTGTAACAGAAGAAAAAGTTAAATCCGCAAAATCAATAAAAGCAGTATTACTTGCCACTGCTACTCCACTATTTGTTAGAGCATTACCACCAGAAGTATAATTTGTTCCAGAAGTGCTCACTTCATTAGTTGCAGTAAAAGCGGTAGTTGATGTTGAAAGACCTGAGATATCGGTGTACAAGGCTAGTTTGAAGCTGTCGCCTCCACTAGATGCAAAATTATGTGTTCCTTTTAAAATTTCTTCTTTAAAAGAATCAGGTATTATGTTTGCCATTTTTTACTCCTTATTTGTACTTTGGTAGTGGGGCATCAATTAAAGTTCTAATAGCTCCACTGGTGTATTCGTCTCTACGTCTGCGTCCTTGTTGTTCAACAGCAAATGTCTGAACAGCTTCTTGATATGAACGTTCATACAAATCTAACATATTAGTTGGTCCTTTCAAGTATTTAAAGGCTTCTGAAAGACAAGCATATAATAGTAAATCATATACATATGTTGATAGGTAAGTTGTTGTTGAATCTGAGGTTGTAATACTGTCGGGTTTTTTAATATAGGCCATAGTTAAAGCATAGGCTTGATCTGGTGTAGGGGCTACGACCCAGTTATCAGAATCCCATTGAGCATAATATTTTGGTTGTGCATAATCATTTGAATTATCTGGATCAGCAAAAAACTCAGCCATAAAAGAGCTATCTACTTGTTCTAGATAAACTTGATCAGAACTGCTAGGGTTTGTTAGTTGTACATATCGAATAATAATTGTTCCAACAGGAACTGTTATATATCTGTTACCTGTTGTAGTTTCTGATGTTGCATAAAATTTTGTGTCATCGGAATCTACTGTTCTAAATATTCTAGCTTCTGCGTTAGATATAATTGTTGATAAAACAGTATCAGATAAAACATTACTATCTACCTCTGTGTAGTTTCTAATATCTGTTCTTAAATCACTTAATGTTTTTGCCATTATGCCTCCAATGTAACAGGACCTGCAGAGCAACCATCGTTGCCACTAGAAACAGAACCTGATGTTGCTGTATCACTACTTGAAAAATGATAATAGTCAGATGTTGTATCTGTTACAACACCTCCTGATGAATTTTTTTGACCTACTGTTATTGTGAATCCTGAACTAGAATTAATATCTGTAATACCATCGAAACTAGGAATAGAAGCATATTGTGTATTACCAGAACCATTTCCTGTTGTTGTTGGTCCTCTAAATCTTACAGTATCTCCTGTTGATCTACCATGACCTGGAGAAAAAACATTTACGAAAGCTTGACTTGAAGCAACAGTAGTAAAAGGATTAAATGGTAAAACAACAGGAACACTTGGCTCTGTTCTATCTGTTCTAGAATTTAGTAGAGCCTCTGGATCTGCTACTTCAACTTTTAATTCTAATTGTGGTTGTTTTGCTTCATATTCCGAAATATGAACCAAAGCACCGTTCCATTCTTTAACCATTTCATTATAAGGAAAAGCCATACCACTTCTATCAGATATTGCTTTTGCATATTTACCTTTTGCGAAACTCATTGTGTTGGAAAATATATCTTTGGAGTCAAATAAGTGCTAGTAGAAGAACTGTCCTCTACTAGAGCTCTTTGTAACTCATCCTCATATAATAATTTTAAATTTTGTGTTCTCTCTGGAGCTATTTTTAAACTTAAATAATAAGCTAGTCCCGCACACATACAGGGAATAAATCGATACACAATATCACCTTGATTCGTGTATGCTCCCGCATCTTGAATTCTTTTTAAATAGTAAAATTTCAATAAATAACTAGATCCAGAAAAAGTGCTACTTGGTGTTTGATAAAGAAAAATACTAGGTGTTGTTGTCCTATCCACATAATATTGACTAGGTGTTCCTTTAGATAATTTGTTTGCTATTGCAGAATAAGTAGACCTATCTATTTTTGAAATAGGTGTATCTACAGGTGCAGTGGTTGTTGAATTATTTCTAACATACGCTTCTAATACTTCATTAATGTCGTTTGAAAAATTAGTATTATCACTAGCATAGTTATATTCTGCTTGACCTTCTACTAGAGGTACAGAAGCCAAGGCTACTTTCCATAAATGTAGGCCCCTATTACCCCATTCAGAAAAAAGAATATTTAAAGAACGTCGAGCGCTTTTTAAACCATAACCAGTTCTCGCTGTAACACCACAACGTTCGTATGCTTCTTGAATAACCTCATCTATATCAAGGTCAAATGATGTAGTACCAGATGTAGCCATTTGAACCCCTAGTAGTTTTTAATCCACTCACAAATTAAAGTAGAAGTTTCCCCTGAAGTTGCTGCAGCAGGAGCCACCACATCAATATCACCTGTATAGTTACTTTCTTTAGGGTTACCTATACCACCTAAAGAACTAAAATCATAATTATCAGTTTCATTTAGTGCTAGTAAAGGTGTTTGAGTACCTGAAGAAAGATCCCATTGAATTTGAATTGGTGCTGTAGCAGCTGCTGAAACATTAAACCAAATTTTGTTTAAAGTTACTGTAGTGCAGGTCTGCCCTTTTGCATTTGTATTCAGTGCAGAAACATCGACTATCTTTGTTGTTCCTCCTGATCCGTCTGAAACATTGACATAACTTGTTATAAGTTTTTTATCTCCGTCAAAAAGAGTTCTTGTTGTTACTGTATCGGCCATTTTATCTCCTTTTCAAAGGTGGGGTCATTACACCCCACCTCGAGTTAATTAATATTAGCTTACTGCTGCGCTAAATGGTGTTGCTGGTGTTCCAGTACATCCGGAATCAACAGATACTTTCCATTTACCTGAAGCAAGGACTGTACAAACAATCTTTGCATAAGTCACACCACCAGTTGTACTACCATTTAAAGTAATAGTGTCTGATGTTGCGGCTGTTTCAAAACCAACGGCGTTGTCGGATGAGTCATCAATAAATAATGCACTTCCAACCATTACGTCTGTTGCATTTGCAACTTGCACAACTAAGTCACCTGTCTTTGTAATATCTGCAAAAATTTCGATAGAAGCTCCGACGTTGCTTAGATTGTTTAAGTCTGGTCCTGGTCCTGCTACTGCAGAATCAGAATTTGCGTTTGTTGCTGGTAATGTATAAGTCACTGCACCTGCAGCAGAATTGTAAACAATTCTTCCTGCGTGATCTGCAACTGTCAAGCTGTCACTTGAATTTACTGTTATAACGTTACCGGGTCCTGTATTAAAAAAACCTTTTTTAGATACAACTGGACCTTGAAATGTGGTTGTTCCCATATTTTACCTCCGTAGTAAAAATACATACAGTCTCTACGTGCGTCTGCTAGGTCAGTCTGTATGATGTTGTTTTTCCTAGAAGGTTAAATATAAACCTTTTTATTTAGAGAGCAAGTCTATTTAAAAAATAAATGACTCTCATAGTCTTGATGTCTCCACCTTAATTTTGCTAAGATTCTTTTGATTCTCTCTTCAATAGATTTCATCTCAAGAGTTTCCTTACCAGAATTAATATACTGAGAATTCCACTGAGATTCGAGTTTAATTTTCTCAGCGATTAAAGACTGTGATACTGCGGCCATAATATATCTCCTTGTCAATATTATCCGCTTTTATTTTGTACATTAATTTCCCATAAAGTCAATGTATTTTCCCATAAAAAAAGGGGCCATAAGGCCCCTTTTAAAAGTATTTATAAAATTACTTATTATGCACCTGGTGAACCAAAGATACCTCTGAAGTCAGAGAAGCCGAAAGAGTATCTCTCTCTTGCTTTGTATCTTACGTTACCGGTATCAAAATCACCTTCCATTGAAGTTTTGATTGGTGATCTTTCAAAGTATTTCATACCGTTAGGAACGTCAGTGATAATGAAGAAAGCATCAGTATCAGTTAAGTAGTTGTTAACTGCATATCCTTGTGGGATCATACCCATGCTCTTCATAGCATTGATATCATTATCTGCTGTTCCAACTCTGTTAGCAGACTTCATGATTCTTTCCGCAACGAACTGAAGCTCAGAAGGAATAATCATTTTTACTCCTTGTGCTGCAACTTTCAATCCTCTTTCATCTTTGAATGCTGCGATATCAATTAACGCTTGTTCAATAGATGTTTCAGAAAGGTCAGCGGAAGTTGATAACTCATTGCTGACAGTACCTGAGATAGTTGGGTGGTCAGTAGCACAAAGCTCCTTACCATCACCACCTGAAAAGCTAGAGTTAAAAGCTCTGTTAAGAACGTTAGCAGCTTTCACCTGTTTGGTGTTAGCCATTGAACGTGCTAGAGCTTTTGTGTATCTGCTTGACAGTCTATCATACAAGTTGTCTTCAATAGCTTCCTCAGTGATTGCGAAAGCTAGTGCAACAGTCTCATGCTGATATCTTGCTGTGTAAGTCTCTTGTGCGTTGTCAAAAACAACTGAAGAGCCTTCTGGTTTAACACTGGCATTACCAAAGCCACTTAACATTACTTCCTCTTCGAAAGCTCTGTCTGAAGTTTCTTTAGTAAAGATTTCCTCGTGT